TCTGTTCAGCAACAACTGTCTGACGCTCCTGCAGTTCAATTTGCTTCTGCGCCATCTGCGCTTGCATCTGAGCTGCTTGGTCAGGTTGTGGTGGTGGTAGCTGTTCTGGGCTTGTCAGGTACTCATTTACGTTGAGTATTCCTTGCTGCTCCAAAATCTGTTTCATCATGTTGTATTTGTTTTCCATGCCGTATAGCGGCTGGAGCGATGGGTCTTGTGACATAAGGGTGTGAAGGGCCAGATACTTCTGTGCTTCACGCTCCTGTTCGCCATAGCCAAGCTTCATCTCGACCATAACGTCACGCTTCTCTTTCCAAGAGCGTGGGTCAATTTCAACAAACCCACCAGCAATATCCACGACCTTTTCGTACTGCTCGTTTTCAACTACTAGCCTATAGGCTTCGTGATATAACGGCTTCAGAAACTGCATAGCGAAGTTACGAGATATTATTTTGGCTCGTTGCTGGCTCATGGTGGCAAGTTGCTCGACCATGGCAGCTGAATTTTGTTTGCTTATGGCATCCTTGTTCATCCCAGTGCTGAGTGAACTAACTGAGGATGTCTCTTCTTTTTCGTCATCAAGCAAGTTGATGGTTTGGAAAATGAACGGGTTCAGCGGTGCTTGCGGCATAGGCATCACCGCATCAGGGCGGGTCACGTTCACGATGCCCCCGACTTTGTTCGAAATTAGCTCTCTGGCGTTAGATAAGCCGCCTTTGACAATCATGTATTTTGGATTATTGGCTACTACTGCATGGTCAAGAATTGAGCGTGTCAGTACGGTTTTGGCGTTCTGTGTCGCTATCAGCTTGCTTGCGAAGTTCGCACCGTAAAAGCTATGAGGCGTTGGCAATGGCGTAAAAGTAATAAACGGGCGTCTATCGACCTTTTCCATCTCTAGTATCTGGTTGCCAGCTTTGACTACTTTATGAAGCGTAGCCTCGCCTGTGGCGTCTGGGTCGATTTTGATATACGCCTCGTACACCATGATTTCACGTACTTGGTCGATATAGCCATGAGCGTGGTTTCTACGACCGCCGCCGATTTGTTCGAACCTTGCTAGTATCTCAGGGTCAGTCTCAAGCTCTACGTCTTCATGGTCTGTGCCAATCAGTGAGATTTTGTCTTCGTCATCTGGGTACATCTGGCGCAATTCGGTCAGGCTTTTGCGTGTCCGGTGCGCACAGAAATCAACATCAATAGATGCCGCCTGTGCTTGTATTAGAAACTCTTCCGGGGCGATTGGCTCAATGCGTACTTGTGATACATCTATTTTGCGTTCAATCGTGCCTGAGATAAGTCCAATCTCGTTGGTCTCGCTGTCTACTAACTCAATGTCGTCATCAGCTAGAAGCAAGTCCAATTCGTCTTCAGTTAGGTTTTGAAACTCTTCTTCTTGCGGCTCTGACGCCTGTTCCCAGTAGATTTTACAGACACCGATACGTGCCATCAGGCCATCTAAAATAATTTGTTGGGCCGCACCGAAAAAATCATTCTGGCGGTGGATTACATAGTCCGTATACGAGGAGCAGATTTCACTTGTTTGCACATCATCCGGCCCTGTTGGCGCAAATCTAACGATGCGGTTACCAGCTGCAAATGTCTCCAGAAGCAATGCCGACATTGACTGAACGCCAGCCCAAACATCTTGGCTAATATATTTGCTGTTAGCATCGTGCGCTGGTGTAGGCTTTTCGGCGTTGTAATATTCAGTGACCTTCTTGCGTTCTTGGCTCAACTCACTGTCGTAATAACCTACGGCTGATTTGATGTTCAGCTCCAAAGCCTTCAGGATATCGCCGTCATCCATGGGCTGGTAGTCATCTATTTTTGCCATTAAATCATTTCCGTATAAAGTTCGTCAGGTGTTTCGACCGCTTCCCATGCCCCTTCGTGGACATAGTTAGCCAAAGCCAAGCTCATCACGCAGTCGTCATGACAGCCGTGTTCTGCTTGCATCGCTCCAGATTGGGTTACGATGTAAGTCAGCATTTCCCTGATTGTGGTTTTGTCGTTTAGCTCCAGCTCGTTTTCGCGCATAGAAGCTCTAAGCTTGTCGATGATTAAAGGTTTGGACTTTGCTGTAGTTGTAAAACCTAGCTTGACCGTCTCTTTATCAGTCGTCTTATCGTGCTGAATTTCAGTGTACATATTAGGATAAGCCATGTCCTTACCCAGACGAGTAACTGTGAGAATGCCGTGGCTATTGTTCTCGCAGCAGACAAGAGCGTCATTGTAATAAGTTCCAAGATGGAAAAGAATTTGTGAAAAATAGTCAGGATGAACGTGGCCCCGCCACGTAGCAATTTGACGCTTTTTGCTGTCCAGCACCTGAGCGACTGAGTAGTCTCCCGATTTGATGCCCATTGCAGTATCTGCCCCCACATAATACGAGTCTCCGCTGTCATGTTTTCTGTAAATTTGTAGTTCACCACGTGAGTGGTTGACCCATTCGTCTGTCTCCAAAGCCAGCTTTTCTTCAAGGTCTCTGGTTTCTTTCAGACATTCCTGCAGCTGCTCTGGGTTAAACACAGGGCGTCCGGTCGTCAGGAAGCTTTCTTCTGGGGTCGCTGGGTATTCTTGTTTGAATAAATCGATGCCGTTCTGCGCTATTTTGCGCCGCCGGAACATCAGCTGCTCATTGTCGAGCTTGTAGGTTTTCACCAAGTCTTCTTCGTCTGGCGTTAACTCAAACTTGTCTGGAACAGGTTCACGATAAGTTGGGTCGGTAAACCAAGGTATGAAGACCGGCACGTAGCCATTTTTGCCCTCGACTGCCCCTTCCCATAGCTTGTGGAAGGTATTGCCAATACCGTTGGCAGTGCTTTCAATAAATATGCTTGTGCCTTTGGTATTTGGCACGGCTTGCGCCAATCCATTGAAGATTTCTTCTGCAGTGGATTTGGGCCAGAACGAAAGCTCTCTTAGGTGCGCTGCACTTAGCGTTTCGCCCCGTGCAATTGCTTCACCACCAGCTGTCGCAACAACGTAAGAGCTGTCGAGAATGTCAAAAGACAGCTCGCGTCTGCTTGAGTATTTGGTGTGCGGCCTAAGTATTTCGGGACAGTTTTCATGATATCTCTTTGTCATATCAAAAAGCGCACGGGTGCTATCACTGTGGTGAGTGACAACCATCGCTTTTTTAGCTGGGTTCTGGGATACGGAAAAATAAAGGTAGCCACCGACCATAGTCGATAGACCCTGCTGTCGGGCTTTCAGGATAATAATCCTTACTTTGCCTTCTTCAGCTATCTGCTTGTCGATGGCTGCTTGAAGTATCTGCTGAGCTGGGTTCAACTTTAGAGGTGCGACTTTGCCTTCTTTGGTTCTGATTTTGAGAGCGGATTTTGCGTAAAATGGAAAGTCAGTGTGCAGTTTCTTGCGAACTGCTTTGAGCCTCTTGTCCATTTTCATCCTCTAACAAACCAGACAAGAAATCCTCAGCCTTGCTGAGTGCGACTTCAGATTTTGAAGCTGGCTTTTGACGGGTGAAGTCCAAAACAAGTCTGGCAGCTGCGACACGCTCTCGATTGTCACCTACCGTGCGCATTACTTCGACTGCTGTTTCCAGAGCGACTTTTGCGTACTCGTCCTCGATATCAAATTCTTTTGCCATGATTTCTACTGCCTTTTTGGCCTCAGCTTTCACTTTGGCTCTTATTGGTTCGATTGTTTCTTTGCTATATCCATCGGGAACACCGCGTGGTCGCCCTGCATTTTTACGGGGCTTAGTTGACCACTGACGCCTCAATGCTCGGCCTTCTTCGGTCTGCATCAAGGTTGCAAAATAGTTACGTTTTGGAGCTTTTTGCGGGTGTTTTCCTTGGCCTTTTTTGCTGGGGCTTTTCGCCCGTGGCTTTGACGGCTTTGAACCCATTGATAGCTTCCTCGATTTTGGTTAGCACGATTGCTCTTGTGTCCTTGCAGTGAACGCAAAATTGAACTGGTGGGATGCATCTTGCCATGTCATCCAGCACCAGAACCTTTTCGCTATCTTTCAATGAAGACGCAGATAATCGCTCAACGCTTGTGAGTATCCCCACAAGGTCGCTTGCTGATGTTTGCATCAGTTCTCTCCTTGATGTGTGTGTTTATGCTGCGCTGCTCAGTGAGCCAGAGCCTAAAGACAAAACGCCTTTGGTTTCTTCGTCATCGCCCATACCGGCTAGAAGTGAAGTCATAACTGCAGTTCCTAACAGTCCGGCTATTGAATGGAAGGTAATGAATTTGCCAACATCGCTGTTGTTGACCAACTGCCTCATTAGAGCTGCAACCTCTGGGTTAAACCTTTTCATATGCGTTGGGGCAATCATGTACTGCGCCAATGCATCTGCTGATAGTTCAGATGGTTTATAGATGTAGTCGATTTGGTCTTTCAGTTGAGGCAGAGCATTTTCTAATTGAGATGGGTCTGCACCAGCTGCTTGCAACGCTGAAACGTGCGTTTGGATTATTTCTTGGAAATCCTGCTTCGACATATAGGCTATCCGCTTCATTGAAGGAACAGGTAGTATCGAAGTAAAACTGCCTAAAGCTCTTTCCCAATCTTGCAGATTTCTCTCAACAACACTCCAAGTTTGAGGGCGTCTGTCTCTGCTTATCTCTTCCATCTGGTCAAGAATATTTTCAGCTTCAGCTTTTTCTTGGTCAGTAAAACTTTCCTTAAAAGCTGGGTTTAATGCGTGTTTCAGCTTACCAACTGCACTTCTTACACCGCTTTGGCTCTCAATCGAATGCCCAAGCTCATGAAGAAATATTTCAATCCATGATGCCTCACCACCACCAAGCTCATCCGGCTTTCTAATGCTAATTCTTCGGTCAGTTCTAGCCATGTTCATGCTGTACTGACCGCGAGAATTGCTACGCCCAGCAAGCAGTGTGTCAAAAGCATCAACCAAATAAGGAAAAATCGTTTCGATTTCTTCGTTGGTGATTTGCGGTTTTCCACCAGCCAAACCCACTTGAACAAGCGAAGCCACTTCCCGACCTTCAGAGTCGAGGCGTTTAACTGCTTTTGGAAGAATTTTTCTAACCTCATCGATGTAGCCATATTCAGGCTCAGTCATCTTTGTCAGGCGAGATATCAAGTCTGAAGCACGTGTTTGCTGCACCCGTGGCTCGGTAAAGTCTACTTGGCTCAGCAGCCTTTCGAGGTCACGGTCTTCATTTACGCCTTCGGTAGGTCGAAGAAGTGGTCTGGAAGGTTGGCTTCCAGTTCCCCGTCCATCTCCTGCTCTGGATACGCCAGAGCCAGATAGGTTTCCTGCGTTGGCGACAATCCCAGCTTGTTCAGCTGTTGCAGAATTGGGTCGTTGTCCTTCCCATGCTGCTCTGTTAATGCCCCCTGCTGCATCGAATACCTCCTGTCTAGCTTGGTCTATAGTTATATCATTTGCGTCATATCTTTTCCAGATATTCGCAATGGTTTCTTGGTTTTTCTTCTGACCCTTGTAAGCGGGTGTAAACAAGCCCCTGACAGCTTCCCAAGTGATTGACTGCATCTCTCTAGGTAAAATACCAGCTTCTGCCGCTGCAGCGCGATATGCGTCTGCGTAGAGGCCATAAGCTCCCACAGCACCAGTAATTCCAGATTTGCCGCCAGCTTTGAAGTTTTCTGCGACTTCTTGGTGATTTCCTGAGAATGGGCGTAAATGACCAGCTGCTACTGCATGAGTATCGATGGTGACATCGCCTTGGTCGGACATAGGGCTGAGAATGTTGTTATAGAAACTACGAACCTTATGCATCATGCCTAATTGGACATCCACGTTTTCACGTGCGCCATTTTCCATGATTTCGACAGCTTTTTGTATGTCACCAAAGCCGTTCCAAGCCGTGCCTGACTTTTCGCCTTTGACTGTGCGCTGAAAATCAATCAGCTCGCCTTCAGGTGTGATGACACGATGCCCACGTTCTGGGTTGTTTATCTCATCATAGAACCGGATGAACACTGCCTTTTCGTAGGCGTTCAAATCCTGAAACTGTGCGCCATTGATGATTTTCAATGTAGAATTGAGAACCTTTCTTGGCGCAGGGTTTTGCTTCTTAATCATACGCCGGAAAGCAGTTGCCATTTCTTTGGTAAACGTGTCTGTCGGCGCAATATTCGTATAAGCATCGATGGTTCTGATGCCCAAATCATAGTTCATATACCAGTCTTTTTGAGGTGATAATGACGCCATGACACCAGCCACTTGATGAAGGGCCAGTCCATATTTGTCAGCTGCCTGTTGGCTTAGACGGTTTGCACCAACATACCACTGCTTCGCTCTTGCACGGTATTCTGGGCTAACGCTGTTATAGAGGTGCAGTAAGTTGTCTTTGATGTGGTCAATAAAGACTTGTTCATCTGCTCTGTTATCACCTTTGTTACGACCACCTTGGATGCCCAAATAGTTCATGACTTTCGGCATTAGCTTCTCGCCGAGAGACGAGTTCAGAATAGCATCTGTGCCAATTTGTAAGCTTTGCTCAAGTGGGTTTTCAGTCGCCCCAACTGCTGTTGGACGGCGTGGTGAAATCCGCATTGGGTCATTGTTGAACAGGCTTTCCATAGGCTGGTCAGCGTTGGTTTCCGTGTTCCTGCTTTGCTGCGCACGAACTCTATCCAGATATGGATTGAGATATTGAGTGACGTTGCCTTTGCTCTCAGCTAACGCCGCTGCGCCTGAAACGATACGCTCAGCTGCTTGAACTGGATTGCGGCCCAAATCACGCTTCAAATCTAGAAGTGCATCTTCAACCAAATCCTTATCTTGTTGGCTAAGTGTTTCATCAGCTGCCGCCTGTTGGCGAAGAGTATCGACACGCTGCTGATTATCTTGAATACCCTGCTGTCTACGCGCCATATCCAGTGGTGAAACTGGTGGAACGCCGCCTGGTATTTGCGGATTATTATTGTTTGTATTCTGTAGGTTAGGCGTTGCGCCGCCCTGTTTTCTTATCTCTTCGAGTATTCTGGCACTTACGTTCGAGATATTATCGACACGCTGATTGAAGCCCTGAACACTGCGAATAAGCTGCTCAAGCTGCGCCTTTATATCCTGATGCTCAGGCATTTGAGCCATACGCTCTGCAACGGCAACTTGTTGTTGTCTGTCTAATCCCGTGTCGTCAAAAATCATCCCAGCTGGAGATGTTTTGTTGGTAATTGGGCGATTGGCGTCAAAGTCTTGCCGGTTCAGGGTTTCCTGCAGAACGCTGCGTTCCTGACGAGCTTGGTTCTGTTCGTCCATAGCCGTGCGAACTGATGGTGACGCTGCTTCACGAACACCAGTATTATCTCTGTTCTGCTTGATAAAGTTGGCAACATTGCTGCGTTTGCCTGTGACTGCATCGATGGCTCTACCACCAATAGCTGCCGCACCTAGTGCGATTGGGCCAGCTGGCCCTGCGCCAGCAAACGCACCGCCATATAGGGCAGTTTTACCAGCACCCTCTATAAGCCTCTTGGTTGCGTAACCTTCGCCAAAAGAAAGCGGGTTAATCTTGTCAGTAAAGCGAGAAACGCCGCCTTTTAGACCTTGGTTGTGCAAGGTTGTCAGCTCGTTGCTTTCACGCATCAAAGACAGCATTCTTTGGCCTTCGGCAGAGCCGCCAACCAGCTGTTCTACAGCATTGAACTCTTCTTTGGTAACGATGCCCTTTGTCTTGTTTCTAGCGTTGCGCAGTGCGCTTTTCGCTAGGTTTTTGACTTGTTTTAATACATCGCTATCGTTTTTGGTGTCGTGGGTAAGCTCTTTTTTAAGGGCTTTCTGTTCAGTCGAGATTTCATCGGAAATGTTGACATGAGCTTGGTCTACAAGCGCACGTGCGCCTTTGACATCCATCGCCTGTGATACATTGCCAGTGTTAAATTTATTGTTTTTGGCTGTACCTTCCAGCCGTCTTGCGAGATTGCCAGCTGCCTCTGTATCTTCAGGGGCTGTCATACCGCCAGCTGTAATAACTTCTGTGCCTGTTCGAAGACCAGTACCAGCTCCTAAACCACCAACTGCGCCAGCCAATGCTTGGTCGCCAGCTTGCGCTGCATCAAAGCCAGTTTCAGTGCCAACTGTTTCACCAGCGTATTGAAGCGGGTTTTGGATGGCTTCAGTTCCAGACTCCTTGACGCCAGCTCCAACGATACGTTGAGCCACGTTTCCAGCATTTTGTCCAAAAACACCTTTTGCACCAAAGCGTTCTGCACCCGCAATTCCTGCTGCGGTAACTGCTGCATATGCCAAATCTTCTGGTGTTACTTGAGTGCGACCATCGTTTGCAGCTCGTTTTTCTGCAATCGGGGACACATAACTTGCAAAGTAAGCTGGTGCGCTTATCAAAGCCGCTGCCATGTCCGGTAGACTGGTAACCGCCGCCTCACCCATAAATGCCAATACATTAGCGGTCGATGGGTTCGATTTGACTTCATTCCACGGTGTCAG